ATTTCGGGATTCCCAGGAACGCCACGCAGATAAACTAGAACAGCATATGTTCGAAACAGCTATGCGGTTGGAACCTAAACACAATCCTACCTTGCTCATATTCGCTCTCAATGGTGCCAAGCCGGAGAAGTACCGGGTTAACCAGGTGGTATCTGAGGACGTAGCCAAGGAACTGATGCGAGAGCTGCGAGCCGAGCAGAAGAAGCGCCGTGCTGTAGCTACGAACAAGGCTAAGGGTATGTTGCCTGAAGGTAGCGACCCGGAGGTACCAGATGGCCAGGGGTAGTGGCGACGATAAGCATACATCCACGCTCAGTAGTCTTGCATGGATTTCGTCCCCTTTATGCGTCGTTACGGATTCACTACCCCTTTATGCGTCGTTACGGTATCCGTCATTGGTTACTGTGCAGAACCTGGACTACTTGGGGGGGTAAGGCTTAGGTATGACTCTCTCTGATAGGATGGACCCCTTGACAGATCGGGATTTGCAAAAGGCGTCTTGTGGTCCGGTGCTGATAAATCAAGGTTCATGACACAGACGGCGCTGGGAGCAGCCCTGAAGGAACGTGGGTTTGAGAACGACCGGTATTCCAGCGGACCGCGAAAGGGCCGCAAGCACTGGAAGGGGATCGGATTGGGCACAGAGAGTCAACAGTTCACATGAACGCTTCACTACCGCGAGCCCCTTTGTAAAGGGGCTGAGAGGGTTTTGGGGGAAATTAGTGAAGAGAGTGAATGCGAAACACGTATGAACGCAATGAATCGCTCGTATAGGGGTTAATTGGAAAAGTGGTTCACTCGCTTCACCGCTTCACCCGTCTCCGCGCACACGCGCGTAAGAGTTAATACTAACCAGTCTTTACGCTTCTGTGCATCATGAGTTACCAGATCGAGATCTCCGCCCCGGGGGGGTTCATTGACCATTCTGGATGTCAGTCTTGGCTCCAGCTGGGCGAATATGCGTTCTCATTTAGTTACCAATGCGCGTATCAGCGGGACCATCCGGGGGGACATGGGCGCAAATTGGGTGGTGAGTGGTGGGTTTGGGACGCGGTTGACGGGATCGGGCCACCGAAACGATTGGTAGAGCTCGGGGTGGAGTTATGACGATACGGAAGAGGGGGAAAGGGTGTAGCTCCCATCCACGGAACAGATAGGGCATCTTCCCTCTCTCCGTTGCTTCTGGACCATATCGACATTCCGTCCTTCAGGTTCTGCACATTCCTGCAGGTTTGATCCTTGATTCAGTACAGAAGAATTTGGGCAAAGAAAATGCCCTGACCGGACTCGCTGATGCGAGGTGCAGTCAGGGCTAGAAGTATTGTCGCCCTTGTGACGAGCGTAGTCAAGGACCAACCCTAATGGTATGCTGAGGTCGCAGGCTTGGCGGATGCCCCGCTGCTCGGTCCACTAGCCGTCTCTGTCAATCGAAATTCGGCGACAACGTTACGCACAATGGGTGAGTCGGTCTCCTAAGCCCTTGACACTCAACAACGTCCCCACCATATCGTTATTCTCAGGTTGCGGCGGGATGGATCTCGGAGCCGAAAGGGCCGGAGCGAGAATCATATTCGCCAATGACATTGACCCAGACGCCGTTGCTACGCTGGGACACCATTTTCCGGATACAGAGGTGGTGCCAGGCGATGTCGCGGAAATCAACAGTTTCCCTCATGCAGATTTGGTGATAGGCGGGTACCCATGCCAATCGTTCTCAATGGGGGGGAGACGAAATCCCGCTAAGGACTCTAGAACCCAACTCTATTTACACTTCGCAAGGTGCCTGCAGTTAGTTGAGCCGAAGTACTTTGTGGCTGAAAACGTGTCCGGGTTGCAGAAGATACAGAAGGGGAATTTTCTTCAAGAACAGGTCGAGGCGTTTGAACGAGCTGGAAAAAACGGCTACCGGATCACAGCCAAAGTAGTCGACGCTAAGGAATACGGGGTTCCTCAGACTCGCAAGCGACTAATATTGGTCGGTGTTAGGAGAGACCTTGAGCAAGTATTTGTGTTTCCTTCACCGATGCATGGCAAGCCGGACAAGAAGCACCCAGAGCTAGCTCAGTTTGCTTCGCATGGCGATGCACTTGCCGGGCTGCCGCTCTGGCCCGCGGGCGAATTCTATGAGCGGCCCCACGATCCTCCGGGGAATTTCTCTTGGTATTTCATGTCACGCAACAGAAAGGCTCGATGGGACGGGCCTTCCTACACCGTGGTCGCGAACTGGCGGCATACACCCCTACATCCCGCCTGCCCTACCATGCGGTTGGTTTGGTCAGACCTAGCCAATGGGTGGAAGCAAGGTTGGGAGTTTACTGATGAGTATGAACATACAGTAGGACATCCCGACCGCGCCGTTCTCGACAAGCCTAGAAGGATGTCCTGGCGGGAGATAGCAAGAGTGCAAACATTCCCACCAGAATTCGAGCCAGTGGGAAACGTGGAATCTAGATACAATCAGATCGGAAACGCGGTGCCGCCGGAACTAGCTCGGACAATCATCAGCCGATTGATTGGCGGCGATGGGCTGGCGCCAAGCAAGTTCACTGTTGCCGAAAGCGGACAGAAGGGATGGTAGTCAGGTTCAGAGGGAGAAAGGGAAGGGAGAGCGCGGTAACGCTTACGGATACTTTCTTTCCAGCATATATATACCCCCTGAAAAGTTAAGTGAAGAGGGGCGTAGCGACAGTCTACTTTCCAGGGGGGAAGGGGCTGGAATGTTGTCTCGTCTTGGAGACAACGCCAGCGAGGAGGACAGGTTACCTAATATTTCAGGGTCCATACGTAGTGCTGAAAAGTTAGTAGAACCCACCCTCGCGAGCGACGAGGACGACGTAGGGGAGGTGTGATGGTGACCGCCGAGGCGGTGCTCGACAGGGCGGAGGAGTTGGGCGTTAACCTCAGCGTCGAGGGCGACAGGCTCCGATACTCTCCGAAATCGCAGACCCCTGCGGAGTTCGTGGACGCGCTCCGCCAGAACAAGTTCGAGTCGTACAAGTTGGTATCACGGACGGGGAAGACTTTGGGGACGCATGGGTCGAAAAAGGGGGCTCGTCGGCAGGAGGCGGCTATCCGTGCTGCGAGTCAGAAGAGGCGGGGTCGCAAATGACTCTAACCGCTGAGCGTCCTACTGGAATCGGGGTGGCGTCGGACCTGTTCAAGCGTGTTGGGTTTGAGCCTACGCCCGAACAGTCCGCCATCCTGGCGTCGAACAAGCGTTTCAACCTGGTGGCTGGAGGAGAACAGAGTGGCAAATCGCGCTGTGCTGCGGCATATTTGCTGGGGCACGTGTTCGACCCGGAGGAGACCGGACTTTACTGGCTGGTGGGGGCGGATTACGCCGAAACGGAGCGGGAATTTCACTATCTCGTGGACGACTTCCAGGCACTCGGGTTGTTACGTCACGCGACCAAACGCGTCGACCCGGGCCAGATACTCCTGGCGGACGGTACTCGAATCGTTACCAAATCGGCAAAAGACAATCGCCGGTTGGCGCGAGAGGCACCGGACGGAATCATCGGATGTGAGGCGTCACAGCTCGATGTTTCGACATTTGAGCGCATGAGGGGTAGGGTGGCGCCGAAAGAGGCCTGGCTCTTCCTGTCCGGCACTTTCGAGCGCACCCAGATGCCCTGGTACACCGCGTTGTGGAAAGCATGGCAGTCGGGAGCGGACGATCGGCAATCGTGGTCCCTGCCTTCTTGGACGAACTTTCACCTCTATCCCGGGGGGAAAGAAGACCCCGAAATACTGAAACTCGAACGGGAGTCCTCCGACGAGTTCTTCATGGAGCGGATTGCGGGGATTCCCGTCACGCCCAAAGGGATTGTGTTTGGGGAGTTCCGGCCCGACCTGCACATCCGCGATGTCGCGTACGAGAAGGGTGAGCCCGTGTATCTGTGGGTCGACCCCGGGGGCTCGGGGGCTACTACCGGGGCGAGTGCTTACGCGGTGGAGGCGGTGCAGATTATCGATGACCGGCCCCAAGTATTTGATGAAATCTACGAACAAGGCCTTGTGACCCAAGACATCATCACCATCATTCAATCCCGGCCCTGGGCGAAGGATATCCGGTACGGGGTGGCGGACGTGTACGCCTATCAACACCACGGTCAGTCCCCCATCGCGGAACAGTGGCAAGCCCCGCCTCCCGACGGGCTGGGGCTCTACATGGCGTCGAATCGAATCAAGATACCCGACGGCATCGAACGTTTGAAGACGTTTTTGAAAGTGAATCCTCTCACAAACGAGCCCGGTATCCTGTTCTCACCTCGAGCGCGTGGTATATTGAGTGAGTTCGGGGCGGCTCCGTACCCATTTGGCTCCGGAGAGACCCGGCCCTATTCGTGGAAAGTTGACCGTGATGGTAATATCGTGGGGAAGGTGCCGGAAGACGCCTACTGCGACGGGGTTAAAGCGGTGTGGTACGGTTTGTTTGAAAAGTACGGGGCGGCGCGTAAAGCCTCTGGCACGATAAAGGTGAAACAGTGGTAGAACTCGCTGACAAAGACTGGCCTGACCAGGACGACTCCCGCTATCAGGACGGATACCAAGGCGGGTACGACAAGGGCAAAGCTGACGGCTTTTCAGAAGGGTTCGCAGCGGCCCAACAACGGCGTAACGACGCCACCCACGAACTACTGGCCAAATACGGGACTGAATGATGCCCAACACCAAAATCCGAAACGCTATCCGTCAGGTGCTCCACCAGGCGTTTGCCGATTCACTCGCAACGGAGGGCCTTGACGTGCAGATTAACGACTGGGTTGACCGGGATAACGCCTTCGGTCTACTGAGTACGGCTTCAGTATAGAGGTATCGGACAAACAGGGCATCGCATGGTGGAGACGTCGTAATGGCCAATAAGCCCGAAGACGTGATATCTCTAGTCGAGAAACACGAAGGCGAAACGTCCAGCCTCCGTCAGCGCTTCCGTGACGACTACGACCTCTATCGTCTGAGCGAGTACAAGGGCGAAGAGGGCTACGAAATCTACACCTCCAACGAGCCGATGACGTACGCCGACAAGATCATCGCGTGGATAATCGGCGCAGAGCTCATCATCCGCATCAACAACATCGAGGGACCGCGCTCAGACCGCGAGATCAACGACGCCAAGGAACGATTCTTCATCGGCTCACTCCGTGCGGCCGACGAGCGCCTCGTCCTCCGGCTCCTCACGCCTGTCAAAGACCAGCTCGCGTTCCACTCCACCGTCCGGGGCTGGCTCGCGGGCCGTGCGCTGATCGTCAAACGCAAGGACGGCACCTCCTACGTCGACGTAACCCCATTCGACCCCCTACACACCTACTGGGGCATGGGCAGCGATAACCTGGAGTGGATTTGCCACAAGACTTCCAAAACCGCCCTCCAAATCGAGACGGAATACGGCATCAAGCTCCCTCCCGATACGGGAATCGGAGAACGCGGCACCAACGTGTACGACTACTACGACCAGGAAATCAACACCGTCGTGATGGACGGCAAGGTGCTGAAAAAGCCCACTCCCCACGGCTGCTCCTGTGTCCCCGCCTTCCTCAACGTCGTCCCAACCTCTCCCTCCATAATCGTCGACGAGGCGCCGGACGAGTCGCTCAAATACTATGGCGAGTCGGTCTATAAAGGTGACCGCGACATCTACGAGACCTGGAACTTCGTCATGTCGGTGATGAAAGAGATGGTGGCGCGGTCCAAGAAGCAGGGCATCAAGGTGAAGTCGTCCGACGGCTCCAAGAC